TGCTGGGTATGGATGGTCAGAATGTTAGTGACACTATGTATCGTGAATATGAGCTCAGTGTTGCTCAGGTCATTAAACAGTTCGGTGTTGAGAATGTCAGTGATTCAGTAAAGAAACAATGGGAAACTGGCAACTCTGAAGCATGGGTGAAGATCATTCAGGTTATTGAACCAAACGATGATCGTGACAACAACAGTCCAGCAGCTAAAGATAAAAAATTCAGATCTGTTTATTATGAAGCAGATCGTGGTAACAAAAATGACACTGATAAGTTCTTACGTGAATCAGGTTTTGATGAGTTCCCTATACTATCACCTCGCTGGGATGTAACCGGTGAAGATGTTTATGCGACTGATTGCCCTGGGATCACAGCACTTGGTGATACTAAAGCACTACAACTGGCTGAACGTCGTAAATATCAAGCCATTGATAAACTGGTTAGTCCACCACTGCAAGGACCTTCTTCATTAAAGAATAAAATGAAAAGCAATCAGCTCGGTCCTAATGAAATTGTATGGCATGAGAACGCTAACAATGGTGGATTGAGAAGTGTTTATGAAAATTACCGTCCTGAAATCGAACAGATTAAAGGTGAGATATTAAATGTAGAAGAACGCATACAGCGTGCATTCTATGAAGACTTGTTCTTAATGTTGGCTAATACTGACCGTCGCACAATTACTGCACGTGAAGTAGCTGAGAAGCATGAAGAGAAATTACTAATGCTAGGTCCTGTGCTTGAACGTCTGCACACTGAGTTACTTGACCCATTGATTGATCGTACATTCAACATTCTACAACGCAACGGTGTATTACCGGTGCCACCACCAGAATTACAGCAACGTGAATTGAGTATTGAATATGTATCAGTATTAGCTCAAGCACAACGTCTGGTTAACACCGGTGCTATTGATCGTCTGACTGGTTATGTTGCAAGTGTTGCTCAAGTATGGCCTGAAGCACGTCACAAGATTGACATCATGCAATCGGTTGATGATTACGCTGAAGCACTCGGTAATGATCCTGCTATGGTCAAGAGTGATACTGATGCTCGTGCAGCAGCTGATGCTGAAGCACAGATGCAACAACGTATGGCAATGATGGAGCAAGGTCAGCAGGTGGCTGATATGGCTAAGACAGCATCAGAGACTGATATCTCTGGTGATAACGCGCTTGCTGCCACCATTGAGAACGCAGGTGGGTTACCGTCATGAGTGATGATGACTTAGATGATGATCTTGATGATCAAAAGAATAATAAAAAACAGGATTCTGAAATTCTTGCTATTCAGAACATCATGCGAATTGAATCAAATCGTGATTTTATCTGGGGTCATTTGCAATCTCTTGGTGTTTTTGAGAGTATATTCAGTACAGATCCCGTTCAGGCGGGTTATAATTCTGGTATGAGAGATGCAGGGTTGATGCTTCAGCGTAAGATTAAAGAAGCGGCACCTGCTGATTATGTGAAAATGGTTAAGGAGAATATCGATGGGTGACGAAGCGACAACTGGCGTTGAGACAGAATCAAGTGCTGATGCTGTAGATACTAATGATACAGGTACAGTTTTAACTGGTGACGAAAGTACTGCAGATGGTAATGCTGCAGACACAAATTCTGAAGGAGATGCTTCTGCGTCTACTGATGATAATGTAGAGCTTGATGCAGATGGTAACCCCATTGCTGACGGTGATACAGATGCTGGTACAGAAGGTAGTGATGAGGTTCCCGACACTTATGCCGATTTTGTTATGCCCGATGGTGTGACGCTTGATGAGACTCTTCTTACTGAAGCAGCTCCAATTCTTAAAGAATTGAATGCTACTCAGGAACAGGCTCAAAAGCTCATGGATATTGCGGCAAAACAAGTCCAGGCGAGTTCGCAGAAGCAATTCGACGACTTCAACCAGCTGCTTGAAGACTGGCGTACTCAATCTGAAAATGACGGTGAGTTCGGTGGAGACAAGTTTGATGAAAATGTCAAAGTTGCACAGAATGCTGTTAATAAATACGGTACACCAGAATTACAACAGTTACTGAAAGATCACGGTATGGGTAACCATCCTGAAGTCATTCGGTTTATGGTAAAAGTTGGTCGCACGTTGAATGAAGATGTACCTGGTTCATCCGGTGCTTCATCTAATCCAGCTGGTGATCGTGTCGATAGAATGTATCCAACAGATACTTAAAATTTTTGAGAGGTAAATCATGGCTACTTTAGGAGCTACTTTTGTCGATTTAATCGACGTTTATAAACAGCAAGACGGTCGCGGTAATTTCGTAGACGTTATTGAAATGCTGATGGAAATGACCCCTATGCTCGACGATGCAATTGCAGTCGAATGTAATAAGGGTACAACTCACCTGCACACCGTTCGTTCAGGTCTGCCAACTGTTACATGGGGTAAGCTTTATCAAGGTATCCCAAACAGTAAGGGTGCAAAAGCTCAAGTTGAAGATACAACTGGTTTTGTTGAAGGTCTTAGTACCGTTGACAAACGTCTGTTGGAATTATCAACCAATGAAGGTGCTGTGCGTTTATCTGAAGCTCAATCATATTTGGAAGCAATGTCACAGGAAGTTGCTACTAAATTGATTTACGGTAACAGTGCGTCAGATCCTGAAGAGTTCATGGGTCTTGCTCCACGATTTGATGATCTTGGTGCTGCTAATGGTGGTCAGATTATCGATGCCGGTGGTACAGGTTCTGATAACACATCAATCTGGTTCGTAACGTGGGGTGATAATCAGTGTAATCTTCTTTACCCTAAAGGCACTCAAGCGGGTGTTCAGCGTGATGATAAAGGTGAGCAACGTGTTACTGATGGTCCAGGTAATGCTTACTATGCTAAGGAAGAGTTATTCACCTGGCATATCGGTCTTGCAGTTAAAGATTGGCGTTATGTGTCACGTATTGCGAATGTCGATGTATCATTGATGCAAGCGGGTTCAGTAGCATTGTATAACTTTATGCGTAAAGCATATTACAAGTTGCAGAATCGTCGTGTAGCCGGTGGTAAGATCGCTATCTACTGTAATCGTGATGTACTTGAATCACTTGATGCTTTAGCTACAAATGCAGGTGCTAGTGATAACTTTGTTCGTCTGAAGCCGATGGAAATCGAAGGTAAGGAAGTAATGACTTATCGTGGTATTCCTATTCGTGAAACAGATGCAATCATCAACACTGAAGCTCGTGTAGTTTAAGCTTTGGTCCATCAGTTGCCGGGGTAACACCCGGCTAATTTTAATTTTTTGGGAGATCAATAAAATGATTTTTTCAGCTCAACAACTCTTCTCTGATGACCAGGCGATTACAGCTTCTGCTGATTCAACTAATGTCATCGACTTAGGCGTAGCTGGTACACCGTATGGTGCTGCTGCTGCATTAAATCAGGATATCGGTAAAGGTGCTAAGATTCCACTTTTAGTACAGGTTACTGAGGTATTTGATAACTTAACCAGTCTTGAGATTAAAATCTCTACTGGTGCAACTACTGCATTAGGTACTACTGTTATTAGTAAAGTTGTCCTATTAGCTGATTTAGTTGCTGGTTATCAGTTCCCTGTTGATGTGTTACCTAATGAAATCACTGAACGATACCTTGGTATTGAGTATGTGGTTGTAGGTACTACACCGACGACTGGTAAGGTAACAGCTGGTATCACTATGGGCAACCAGACTAACGTCCACGGTGCTTAATGATTGAGGGGCTTCACGGCCCCTTTTTCTAACCCTTATTTTTGGAGTATTTAAAATGCCATCATATAAAGTAATTGCGCCAGGGTTCTATCAGGGTATGCATTACAATCCTATAGGTAAGCGTAATGTTTTACACACTGATAAACCATTCAGTAAAAAGAACATACCTTCATGGTTGATAGCTATGCCTAAAGAATCTACAGCTGTTAGTGAAAAACGTGAGCTTCAAGAAGATTCTGTGAAACAAGCAAGTGATGATTTTGCTGAATTAATTGAGTTAACAGAAGGTGCATTGAAAGACGCTATGAAAGCAGTCGAATCAGCATCTGACGATGATTCAAAAAAGGAAGCTAAAGTAACGCTATCAAAAATCACGTTAGAACTTACTAATATCAAAAATCGCGCAATTGAAACAGGTCTGATTGTTGAAGCAGATAAGTCTGTTGATGATCAACTTTCTGAAGCATCGACTGAAGGTGATGGTAAAGAAACATCTTTCCTTGGTAAGATTGCCAACGCAGTAACTGGTAATAATAGTAACGTCGAAACACTTTAAGGAGTAATAAGTCATGCCTGAAGATCAAGTGAAAATTAAAAAAGAAGCTTCATCAATGGGTGTGACCTGTTGCTCTGATGAAAATTATTACCCGTATGGTACTGCACTCAGTTTTGACGATGAGCTAGTTGAAGAATTAGGTGTTGGTAATCTTGCACGTGGTGATGTTGTTGAAGTTCGCGGGTATGCGTTCGTTGATAGTATATCCAGTCGTGACGATGAAGATGGTTCTCATAAATCAATTCGATTACAAATGACATCGATGAAAATTGCACGTGAGACTGATGACGTTGCTAAAAGAATGTACGGTGATGATTCATAATGGCTTCTGAAGTTGAAACATGCAATATGGCGTTGTCTCATATTCGTGCTGGTAGCATTAACTCACTTACTGAAGGTAGTTTACCAGCTCAACAATGTAAGCTGTGGTATCCGATCATACGTAACAGAATGCTCAAAGAATCAGCATGGGGGTTTAACCGCAAAATCCGGGCTCTATCATTAGTTACCACTGAGATATTCAACTGGGCTTATGCGTGGCAATACCCTACTGACTGTTTAAAGATCAATCGATTAGTTGGTGCACATGAAGAATTAGCAAACGCTGATGCTGACGTGGTATCAAGATTACTTGACAGTCAGTTGTTACCGTTGAAAGATATGCGTACTCAGATATCGTATGAAGTATTTAACTTTGATGACAATAAAACAATTGGCACCAATGAAGCTGATTTACGCATTGATTACGCTGCAAAAATAACAGATCCTAATTTATTCACTGATGATTTTAATATAGCATTTTCATACTTATTAGCTTCTGTGTTAGCAATACCTATTGTTGGTGCTGAAACTGGTAGAGCATTACGCAGTGATTCAGTACAATTGTATAAAGAATATTTAAGTGCAGCTCTGGCAAATGATTTGAATGAACAATATGAAACACCTGCATTAAGTGAGTTTGAAACAATCAGGAGATAACCAGTGCCACAAACTATTCAACGCAGTTTTACATCCGGTGAGATTGCGCCAGGGTTACAATCTCGTGCAGATCTTACTAAATACACCACTGGTCTTAACCTCTGTGAGAACTTTTTTGTGCGTGCTCAAGGTGGTGTCTATTCACGCCCTGGGTTCAGTTTCCGTGGTGAGTTAGATGACTCATCTAAAGTCGGTCGATTGATACCATTCAGCTTCAATACTGAACAAACTTATATATTAGTCTTTGAAGATCTCAAAATGAGAGTCATGAAAGACGGTGGTTATTTACTTAAATCATCATCAATCACTGGGGTCACTCAAGCAAACCCTGCTGTAGTCACATCTGCAAATACTTTCACCAATGGTGAGACTGTTACTATTACTGATGTGGTAGGGATGACTGAGCTCAACGGTAACACTTACACTGTTGCAAATAGGACTGATTCTACTTTTGAATTGTCCGGGATCGATAGCACAGCATTCACTGCTTATGTATCAGGTGGTGTGGCTCAAGGTGTAACTATTTTTGAATTGGTAACCCCTTACACTGAAGCACAACTATCCAGACTCGGGTACACTCAGTCTGCTGATGTTTTAACTCTTGTTCATCCTAGTCATGACCCTCGTAATCTCAATCGAATATTTGATGGTCACTGGACCCTGACCACTATCAGTTATGCATCAACTGTTACACCACCTGTATTTGCAAGTCCAGATATTGCAGTTATAACAGGTATCACACAAGCAAACCCTGCTGTAGTCACTACGTCAGGGGCTCACGGATTCGTGACAGGTAATGTCATTGATATTGCTGCTGTTGTAGGTATGACTGAAGTTAATGGTAGATCGTTCAGACTCACTGTTTTATCAACTACTACTTTTGAACTCGATGGTGAAGATTCCACTTTACATACTGCTTATACGTCAGATGGTACAGCAACCAGACAAACTGCTGCTGTGACAGTAGGTTCTGGTTTCGGTGATTTTGAAAAAACATACACGTATGTTGTTACCACTGTTAATGAAGCAGGTATCGAATCGTTAGCATCAGTATCAGTATCTGTCATTACTAACTCATTATCAGTAACCGGTGGTGTTCGGATATCATGGGGTGCAGTTGCAGGTGCTACATATTACCGGGTTTATAAAGACCCATCGAACAATACTCAAATTTATGGTTGGATCGGTGATTCTAACAATAATACTTTTGATGATTATAATATTGCACCGATCACCAGTGATGCACCACCTGAAGACAGGCAACCGTTTAATAGTGTTGATAACAAACCTGCTGTTGTTAATTATTATCAGCAACGTCAAGTATTCGCTAATACAAATAATGAACCACAAGCGACATATACTACCCAGGTTAATAATTTTAATTCTCTGCGTACATCAAACCCGGCTCGTGCTGATGACGCTGTGACTTTTACTATTGCAGCACAGCAAGTGAATGAGATCAGACACATCATGTCACTTGATTCAATGATCTTATTAACATCCGGTGGTGAATGGATTGTAAGTGAAGGTCAAGACAGAGTGCTTACACCAGCGACCATCGGTGTACGCCCTCAATCTTATAACGGGGCATCATGGGTTAAACCTGTAGTCATCAACAGTACTGCATTGTATTTACAAGAGAAAGGTGCACGTATTCGTGATTTAGGTTATGAATTCAGCAGTGATAAATATACAGGTAATGACTTATCAATAATGTCAGAACATTTATTTGAAGGTCATCAGATTATTGAGATGGCCTACGCAGATGAACCTTACGGTATTTTATGGTGTGTTCGTAATGACGGTGTTTTATTAGGTCTTACTTATTTACGTGAGCATCAAGTCTGGGGATGGCACCAACATAATACTGATGGTGAGTTTGAATCAATAGCAACAATTAATGAAGAAGGTCGTGATGCAGTTTATGTGATTGTTAAACGGACAATCGGTGGTGTGACTAAACGATATGTTGAACGCCTTGAAGCACGTGAAAGTGTGAACGCTGAAGATGCGTTTTACGTTGATTCAGGTTTGTCTTATGACGGTGCTCCTGCGACTAGCATTACCGGATTAAGTCATCTTGAAGGTAAAGAAGTTGCAATCTTAACTGATGGGTATGTGACAGATAATCAAACAGTGGTATCAGGTGGTATTACATTAACTCGTGCAGCATCTAAAGTACACGTAGGTCTACCTTATGTACCCGCTATTGAAACACTTGATCTTGATTCAGCGTCAGTTGTTGAAACATTAAAAGCAAAATCAGTGTCAGTGTCTAAAGTGTATCTGGAAGTTGAAGGTACACGTGGTGGTTTTGTTGGTCCACGTCAAGACCCTACCAGTGGACAACCTGTAACATTCCAAGAAATTAAACCACGATTTGATGCTGATGCTTATGATGCTATTGCATTAAAAACATATAAACAGGAAGTATCTATTGATCCTTTATGGGGTAAGAGTGGTGGTGTTCGTATTGAACAACGATCACCTTTACCGATGGCTATATTGTCAGTAATCCCACAGGTTGATATTGGTGGAAGTTAAATTTATCAAACCAACTCAGGAGCTCATCGAAGCGATTGCTGCTGACATGCGTCAAGCTGATGCTGATGAAGTATGGGCTTCAAATCACCATACACCCATTGAATCATTGATGAGAAGTTGGAAGGTATCAAATCGATCAGTGATAGTTACTGTGAATGATGAACCCTGTGTGATGCTAGGGTTGGTGATTCATGATATATTGTCTGGAACTGGTTCACCCTGGTTACTGGGTACTGAAAATGCATTAAAATATAAACGTCATTTTCTTACTGAAGTACCTGCAGTCATTGATGAGATGTTGGCTATTTGCCCCAGTTTGTTCAATTATGTACATACTGAGAATAAAGTCAGCATGAAATGGCTTGAATGGATCGGGTTCACTATTGACGAACCTTTACCGTATGGATGTGATAATGCGTTATTCCATAAATTTACTCTTGAGAGGACCTGATAATGTGTGAACCAGCAACGATAGCAGCAGTAGCAACTGTTGCTTCAACGGTTCTTGTAGCCAGAGGTCAATATCAGCAAGGCCGGTATCAGCGAGATGTTAGTAAGTACAACGCACGTGTTGCTGAGAATCGTGCTCAAGACGTGCGTACAGCAGGTGCAGAAGCTGAAAATACTCAGCGTCAGAAGACTGCTCAATTATTAGCGAAACAGCGTGCACAACTCGGTGCAGCTAATGTTGAATTAACAAGTGGGTCACCTCTGCAATTACAAGAAGATACGGTCACCCTCGGTGAAGCTGATGCTCTGCGTATTCGTAGTAATTTTGAAGCAAAAGCCAGATCATTAGAAACAGGTGCTGACTTAACATTGAGTCAAGGTGAATTCGCAGCATCAGCAGGTGTTCAACAATCTCTCGGTACAGTGCTCAGTGGCGGTGCTAAAACAATAAACACAGGTGTATTTGATACAGGTGTATCTGATTCATGGTACACACCTAATAGTGCTGCGAACTTGTCGAATTACGACCCTTCGATAACATCAGCTGATTTAAGTTTAGGTGGTTAAGACATGCCTACAATTGTACAGTACGGACCATCACAGGTATCAACACAAGTAGTAGCACAACCTTTAGCGAAAGCTGCACCAAAAGGTGCTTTTGGGCAGGCGATTGGTAAGGGTATTCTTGACGTTGTTAAAGCAGGTGCAGCACTCAAGCAGCGTGTTGATGTTACATCAGCTGAAGAGTCACTGGTTCAATTTGAACGCAGTAAGAATGACTTGTTCTTCAACCCTGAATCTGGTTATTTCAATACCCAGGGTAAAAATGCCTATGATAATTCAACAGCTGCTACACAATCACTTGAAGCTCTGAAAAAGCAATACGGTGAAAGTCTTAATTCTAATGCTAAGAGATTGTTTGATCGTTCTGCTGATAGACATATCACTCGTAGTAATTTAGATATTACACGTCATGCATCAAAAGGTTTGAAAGCGTGGGAAATAACCACTCTTGAATCACAGACTGAGAATTCAATTGAGAATGCTTCATTATATTTCAATGATCCAGATCGGTTGAAAGTTCAGAACGTACTTGGTCGTCAAGCAGTTATCGATTCATCTGAGATGATGGGTTTAGGTCCAGAAGCGACCGCTGAGAAACTGCAAACATTTGAGTCATCATTTGCAAAATCTTCTATCAATGCAGCTACTCAGAGTAGTGCTGTTGAAGGTAAAGTTGCACTTCAAGATTACGGTGATCGATTAGAAGGTCCTGATAAAGTTAAGATGGAAAGTCTGATTGAAAAGAAAGAAAAAGTTGAGAAGACTCAAAATGATGCTCGTGTAGCAGTTGCCACAGCCACCCGTTTAGTTGATCAATATGATGATCGCAGTGATGCTATGGAAGAAGTGAATAAAATTGAAGATGAAGACTTACGCAAGAAAACAATGACTGAAACCATGAGTCAGTTCTCTCGTAAGAAACAAGCTGAATCAGAAGCGCGTGCCAGTTCATTTGAAGATGCTGAGAGTCATATTCTTAAAGGTGGTTCAGCTGAATCATTCCAAGCTACTAACCCTGAAGAGTGGGAAACTTTGTCAACGAAACAGCAACGCAGTATTGAATCAGGTGTCGTAGCAACAACCGATTGGAATACTTACAGTGATTTGATGTTACTTCCAAAAGCTGAACTGGCGAAAGTAGACCCTACTGAACATTTTGATAAGTTGGCTAAAACTGAACGCAGTCGATTAATCAGCGCGGTGAAGTCAGCAGGTGGTACAGGATCGCCAAAAGATAAAGTTGATCACCAGGTTGGTCGTACTCGATCAGCTCAGACCACAGCAGCTGTTGAACAGTTGTTTGGTAAGAAATCACAATGGAGTAAGAATAAGAAAAAACGTGAAAAGGCAAATGGGTTCTATGCCTTACTCGATGATGAAGTTAACGCACGTGAATCGGATTTAGATCGTAAATTAACGTCTGAAGAGTATACTAACATGTTATCAGGGTTAACCCGTACTGTTGTGCAGGAGGGTAGATTCTTTGACACTGAACTTGATTTAACTGATATACCAGCCGATGATGTATCAGTGTTGAGTAAATTCTTACGTGATAATAACAAACCTGTGACAGCTGATAACTTAATTAGAGCATACAAACAAGCGAGTGACTAATGGCTTTAGATCTGGAAAAGATTGACCTCGGTGGTTTCGGTATCAGTGAAGAAGATGATACTCAACCTGAATTAAATACTCAGGTTCGTGCCAATATGGACGAAGCATTGAAGATCAACCCTGATCAACATGCTCAAACAACTAAACTCAGTAAACAATCCGGTGTACCTGAATTCGCAGTTGATTCAGATCCTGCTCAAGTTGAACACGGTTTGAAGTTAGACAATATTGACTTCAATCAGATGTCAACACGCAACCCTAACACGGCTAAATACCTCACTGATTTTAATAACTCTGTCATCGCTCAAGATGACATTGATGTTCTGCAAACGATTGAAGACATCTTTGATTTTGGTAAAACATTTGAAAACATAGGTGAATCAATCCTTACCGGGTTCAGTACTCAAGGTAAAGGTTTTCAATTAGCTGGTGTTGATGCAGCACCTGATCGTATTCAAGATCTGATACCAATGGGTGCTATGCCTATGGGTGTGATGTCAATCCAAGAAACTCAGATGATGTCAACACAGTTTGCTGAGTCGATGGGTATCACCACTGATGAAGAACTTCAGAAAGTAAAACAAGAGTCAACTGATAAATTGTTGACTGAAATACGTGGACTTCAGGAGAAGCAACAGAATTTAACACCTGAAGACATGAACCTGCTTGAAGAAGGTGTTCGAGCCGGTATTGAGTCACTGGGTCACATGGCTCCTGGGTTTGCATTAATGTTAGCATCAGGTGGTCGTGCTGCACCATTGCTTACTACTATCGGTGCTCAGACGTTTACTGGCTCATACGGTAGTGGTCGTGCTGATGGTCTGACACCAGGCGAAGCAACTTGGTTCGCAGGTATTGATGCGGCTATTGAAGTCGGTACTGAGTTATTACCTACTAAAACACTTGAAACTATTTTACTCGGTAAAAGTGAAGGGTTGACTAAATCAGCACTGAAGTTTGCTATTCAAGAAATGGGTACTGAACAACTGGCTACACTGGGTCAGAGTTTGAATTCATACGCTTTCGGTCTTGACAAAGAAATGGAGCAAGCTGCAGATGTCGGTGAGATGGTTCAAATCCAATTACGTCGTCAAGCCGTCACTGCCATTGCAACAGTAGTTGCAGGTGGTGCTCAGATTACAGCTGTCACTGGTGTGCGTAAAAGCATTGAAGCATTGACTCAAGATGAGAGTAAAAAACAGAATCAAGGTGATATTGAGCAGCAGAAAATTGACAAATTGAATGAACAGTCTGAGAAATCAAAATTACGTGAACGTGATAAAGAATCATTTAAACAGTTTGTTGAAGAAGCTGACGGTGAGAATAATACTCACGTGTTTATCGATGGTGCTCAGACTTCGTTATACCTGCAAGATAAAACTCGTGAAGAAATTGAAGCAGATCCTGCACTGCAGTTGTTAGCTGATCAGGCGCGTGAAGCTTCTGCACAAGGTAATGATGTCCAGATCCCAGTCGCTGATTTTGCTGCTGATATCGCAGGTACTGAACACTATGCTGAGTTACGTGACAGCATGACCATGAGTGATGAGACAACTTCACCATTCAGACAAGAACAATCTAAACAAGAAACTGAAAATTACGTTAAAACTTTGATGGATGAAGCTCAAGAGAACACCAGCGAGTACGTTGAAGCTCAGGAGATCTACAGCACTGTACGTGATCAGTTAATCGATACAGGTCAAGTGACACCGGCTAATGCATCAATCATGGCTCAGATCGTACCTGCGTGGGCTACAGCTCAAGCACGTCGTCAGGGTAAGACAGTGCAGCAGATTTATACTGATGCTGGGTTGGTTGTCGAAGGTCCTCAGACCGGTGAGCGCGCACGTCTTGAAGGTGAGATATTACTTAGTCAGGAAGATAATGTTCTGACTAAGTTACTAGCTGAATTTGATGAAATATTCCCTGAAGGTACTCTTGATAAAGATATAAGTGAATCAATATTTAAAATTCAGGAAGCTAAAGATCGACGTGATGAGTTAGATTTACCTGAAGAACGTACTAAAGTAGCTGGGTTTACACCTGAACGGGTGGGTGAATTATTAGAAGATTATGTTCATGCTAACGGGTTAGAAACAAGAGCACGTGTTGCTTATATTGATCCTATTGATTTTGTAGCATTGACTCACCCTGATGTGACTGTGATTGAAGCTGAGTCTACTGAATTAGATGTTGAACAATTACAAAGTGAAGTTGATGTACCTAATTTAAGGATTCAAACAGACGGTAAAATCATTACTCATGAAGGTCGTCATCGCATGATGGCTTTAGCTAAAGCTGGGTATAAAAGTGTACCTGTTGTTATAACTCAACCTGAATATACATCAGACCCATCAGATATGAATTTGAAAGGTCAGGAGTTTACTCAGGGTAAAGGTATTGATTTAACTGTACAAAACGCTATACCTGTGCTACAAAGTAACACAGAGAAGTTTACAACCGATGAAGCTGATCTATTGTTTCAACCAGGAGAGGTATCAGAAGATGGGCGAATTACAAGACGACCTGAAGAAATTGACCAAGAAGCCGTCGCTACTGAAGCGCGTGCTACCCAGCAAGAAACTATCGACAGAGCGAAAGCAAGAACTGACGCAGAAGCTTTATCCGAGTTCAACCGGGCAAAAGCAGGTGAGTCAGTAACATTCACACACCGTTCACCTGAAGACTTCACCCAGTTTGACGACAGTCTGCTGGGTCAGAACACCACTACACCAGCGGGTAATCTCGGTCACTATCTCTCTGCTGACGATGTTGGTAATCAAGAACGATACGGTCACGAACTAAGCGTTCACGAATTCACATTTGAAAACCCACTTGTCATCGGTGCTGAAGTATTCGCTGATGTCATGAGTGATCTCACACCTGAAGAAGTGATGGTCCGTCGTCAGTCACTCATGGACATGGGTCATGACGGTGTACTGGTTGAAGGTCTGAACTGGGCTATTGCATTTGAAGGTTCAACGCTTAGTAAGTTAGAAGAAGCTGAAGTGTTCTTCCAGGAAGGTCAAGTTGAACCAGAAAAAGATTTATTTGTTGCTCATAATTTAAGTGCAGAAAATATTTTAGCAGCTGAAGATCTCGGTGGACTTGCTGCACCTTCTATTGCAGTAGCTCGTGCAGGTGTCTCAGATTTCACAGGTTTTGGTGAGGTCACATTATTAGCAGATCCTAAGTTGCTTGAAGACCCTAAAGCACGTACATTTGATGCTGATATCTATTCACCACGTCAACCTCGTGCTGTGTACGATATTGATCAAGATGTTTACAGTGAATTATATCAGCAGCTTGACCCTGATAATTTAGAATTAAGTAAACCTGATATCAATTCAATGGAAGATACAACTGGACCTGACAATTTTCTCAGGTCAGAAGCTGTTGAGTATCATTGGTTAAAACTTCAAGGTAAAGAACCGAAACTGAAAAAAGCAAAAGTTGACCCTGTTGTTCGTAAAGCTGCGAAAATTGATGTTCACCCTATTAATTTAGTTGAAGATGAAAAATTTATAAAGATAGCAACTGATCATTATCAGGCTCAACTTGATGCGTTAACAGAAAAAGGTTTTGATGTTCGTGTTGAGAAAATGACTGACTGGTATTTCAATGAAGATGGGTCATTAAAATTATCAAAATTACGTGACCTTGCTAGTCAAGTTGATCGTTTTCGCAGAAGTGGTGGTATCGATACAGGTAAACTAAGAGAAGACATTGTTAAAAAGATTCGCGTCAAAAAGAATCGTAATGAATACGAACAGTGGGCTACTGAACAGTTTAATAAAATGGTCACTGGTAAGAAAATATTTAAAGGGTTTACACCATCGGGTAACCGTAAGTACATCGATTACAATCTTCAGAATGTCGTTAAAGAAATGACTCAGCAACTTCAAGCTGGTGAATCGTTCTTCTATGGTGCCGGTACTGTTCGTTCAAAATTTGCGAATGAAATGAAGACCATCAAACAGATACAAGCTAAACGTGATGAAATTGTATCTGAAGAAGATATGAAGAAAATCAAAGAAGAATCTGCTGATGTATTTTCACAAGCACTTGATGATTTAAAACCATTCTATAAATATGACACCAGCTCAGGGGGGTATTCTGATGATGCTGGTAATGCAATCATTGAAGGTCGTAAAGGTCTGAATGAAGCATTCAACATGACACCTGAAGCACAGCAAATTGTTGATGATCTGCTTGAGTATTTGACTGCACTTCCTACCAGTTACTTTGAAGCAAAAGTACAACGTGCTGTAGGTTTTGAAGAATTCAACACTGCTGTAGTTCCACGTGGTATGCGTAAAGATGCACTTCAAATTTTGAAAGACGCTGGTCTGAAAATCAAAACTTATGATCCTAAAGATAAAGCTTCACGTGCTGACGTTATTGCGAAACAGAAACAATTGTTATTCCAACCAACACCAGAGAAGAAACAACCACGTGGTTACTACGACCCAGCTAACAGCATCATCAGATTAACTGAAGCAGCTGACCTGTCTACCTTCCTACATGAGTTCGCACACTTCATGTATGAGATGGAAGTCAACGGTGATACTGAGATGTTGAAGAGTATCAACAGTTGGTACAAACGTAATGCTGAAGATGTAGCTAAAGAGGCTGGTGAGTACGCACCAAACACCACGATCATACCGAGTCATGTAGTTGCATTCCTTGATGAAGGTACAACTGGTGATAAAGAACGTGATGATGCAATCCGTCGTGCTGTACATGAGCATTTCGCACGCGGTTTTGAAACTTATCTAATGGAAGGTAAAGCACCGTCGATTGAACTGCGTAATGCTTTCAGAGCGTTTGCACGTTGGTTGTCACGTATTTATCAAGCACTGAAGGGTCAACTTAATGTGAACCTTGATGCTGAAATGCGTCAGGTATTTGATCGTCTGCTGGCTACTGAAGAACAGATCCAAGCGGCTGAGGCGCGTGCACGTGTTGAGCCGTTATTCACTGATGCAACGATGGCTGGCATGACTGAAAAAGAATTTGCTGATTATCAAATACGTCAGGAAAAAGTGAAAGATGTACAATCTGAAACTCTGCGTGACAAGATTATTAAACAGTTAACACGTCAAACTGAGAAGTGGTGGAAGGAAGAAAAACAAGACATTGTTGATGAAGAAATTGAATCATTGAGTAAGCAACAAGTTCATCTGACTCGTGAACGTCTTAAAACACCATTAACAACAAAAGCTTTCGATGTCATTATTGAAGGGCTTGATAAAGAAATATTAGAAATTGACAAACGTGTTAAAAAGTTAAAACGAGAAAACGACACCATTGGTAAATTCATTGCTAAATCTAGTGGTTTAAATCGTGAGTCAATGGAAAGTGAAGGTGTTGACCCTGCTCACTTTAAAGATAAGGTTTCTGGTAAACCATTGTTCCCGGCTAAAGGCGGTATGACTGTTGATGACTTTGCTGAAAAATTAAATGAACAAGATTATAAAGGTGGTGGTTTAACATCGAATGATGCACTTGATATTATTTTCGATACGTTAACAGCTGACACCACTTATGTGAACGCTGATGTAGGTGCTGAAATTGATGCACTTGAATCTGATATGGATTCTATTGAGCAGGACAAAGTTGAAGCTGAGAAACAATCTCAAGAAGCGAACATCAAACTGGACCATGCCACTGTTAAAGAAATGGCAGGTGAAGAGAAAACAAATAAGATAGGTAAAACATCTGTTGTTGTTCCACCTGAGTTAATTGGTATGACTGCGAAAGGTCTGCAAGGTGTGCACCCTGATGAGGCTGCTGCATTCTTCGGTTACAACTCAGGTTCTGAGATGATTAATGATCTGATCACTGCACCTACTATTAAGGTGCAAGCTGAAGTCAATGCTGAAGCTGCAATGATTGATCGTCATGGTGACATTCTCACTGACGGTACGATTGAACGTGAAGCTGATGAAGCTGTTGCTAGTGAAGAACGCGGTAAGTTAATCCTTGCAGAATTGAAAGCACTTGCTAAAGGTACGAATGCACCGACTGTTGACCGTCAAACAATCAAAGCATTAGCTGAAGAACGTATCGGTAAGTTATCGTATCGACAGATTCACCCTGGTAAGTACCGTAAAGCTGAGATCAGAGCAGCACAGGAAGCTGCACGCATGTTAGCAGAGGGTAATCGCGACGGTGCAGCTGCAGCTAAACTTCGTCAGGTCACTAATTACTATCTGGGTATGGCTGCAACGAATGCTAAAAACGAGACAACTAAAATTGTTGATCGTATGGCACGTTACAACAAAAAGAAAGTACGTGAATCCATCATGAAAGTTGAAGGTGGTTACTGGGATCAGATCGTCAAGATCCTCGGTCGTTTTGAATTCAGAAAAGCGGCAACACTTAAAGAAACTGAGAGCCTTAACGTATGGATGAATGAGCGCAACGGTGAAGCCGGTGATGCATTGACTCTGACTAACGCAGTGTTGAATGAATCTTATGTGACTCATTGGAAAAATGTACCATTCTCAGATCTGCAGGGTATCAATGATTCTGTGAAGAACATTGAGCATGTTGCACGCTATGCTGACAAGATCAGAATGCAGCAGGAAGAAGTTGATTTCAAAAAATTGAAGTCACAGTGGATCGATCACATCGGTGAACAAGATCAGCGATTTGAAACGAAAGAGAGTCGCAGTCGTATTGCTGATGCACGTGAAGCAACAGGTATGGATCATATACGCAAGTGGGCTTCACAACTCACCAAGATACCATTCTTAGCATCATGGTTAGACGGTGGTGAACGTGCGGGTTTAAGTCACGACATATTAGTACAACCGATGACTGATGCACTTGACGACAAGATAAAAATGATCGATGAAGTTGCTACACCTGTGCTTGAGTTAATCAGTGGTCGTAGTAAAGAAGATCAGAAACGACACATGAGAAAAATATTCATACCTGAGATTGATGATCATTTACTGGGTCATCAGGTGGTCGCTGTTGCACTCAACACCGGTAACCAAGGTAACCTGAAGAAGATGTTACTCGGTGAAGGTTGGGCTAATCCTGAAGTGGATGCTGAGATCAGTATCGACAACCCTAAACTTCAAGCGGTACTTGCTCACATGACAAAAAGTGACTGGGTGATGGTGCAAAAGATTTGGGATCAAATGGAATTACTTTACCCTAAATTGGCTGAAGTTCACCGTCGTACTACAGGTCTGACACCACCGAAAGTTCAATCAACACCGGTGGAAACTAAACACGGTACATTCAAAGGTGGTTATTACCCTGTTAAATATTCACCGCGGCGCAGTCATAAAGCTGAGAAGAACGCTGAGAAACGTGAAGCTGAAACTGAGTCAATGTTTAACAACACAGCCAGTATTCAGTCATCAGTGAACACAGGTGCGACGAATGAACGTACAGGTTTCTATGATCGTATATATTTAAGCCTTGAAGTCATCCCAGATCACTTTAATGAAACGATTCATTACATTACTCACCATGATGCTGTTCGTCAGACTAACAGGCTTATACAGTCACCTGACGTGGCAAGTGCGATCACTGGTGTACTGGGTGAAGAAGAGTTCAAACAACTTAAACCGTGGTTGAATGATGTCGCTAAAGACGGTCGTCAACAGCCAGTTAAAACTTACATTGATGTTGCATTCGGGCGTTTACGTTTCGGCACAACATTAGGTGTGATGGGTTTCAAAGCATCCACTGGTATCATGCAGCTTTTCGGTATCATGACCACTGCTGCTGAACTGGGTGTTGGTCCTACTGTACAAGGTATATACACCACGATAGGTAGAAGCTGGTACATGAATGCACTGCGTAGAGTATTAGGTAGTCGTGAAGACATGCAGACCGGTTGGGATTTTGCAGCTGAAAGATCTAAAGTAATGAACCATCGTGCGAAAACAATGGACCGTGAGATCCGTAATGCGATGGATAGACTGCAAGGTAAATCAGGTATGGTTGCTGCTGTTCAAGAAACATCAATGAAACACATCGCATTAATCCAGACTTACATGATCGACTTACCAACGTGGCACGCAGCCTATGATAAAGAGTTGAGTGAATCCGGTGATGAATCGAAGGCTATCAATCGTGCTGATTGGTCTGTTGAAAATTTACAGGGTTCGGGTGCCACTAAAGACATGGCTACGATACTCAGGAATCAAAGCAAGATACATACCACTTTCACCATGTTCATGACGTTCTTCAGTTCTCTGGGTAACTTGTCACGTGACTTGGTGAAGGGTGCTCGAACTGGGATCTATTCACCGACATCGGTCGCTGCTAAAACAATGTTCTTGTTCACATTACCTGTGTTCTTTGAAATGTTAATGCGTGGTGAGTTAGATGAACCTGAAGGTGAAGATGATCGTATGAGTGACTTTTTAACTAAAGTAGCACTTTACCCTATAACATCAGTACCTTACGTGCGTGATGTAGCAAGCGGTCTGCTGAGTGATTTCGGTTACAATAGCTCACCAGTAGCATCATTACTTGAGAAGGGTATCCAAGGTAGTAAGCAGATGATCGAACGTGGGTTCACCGATGAAGAGATGACATTATCTGCTGTCAAGAACACAAGTAAACTTGTAGCCGCTGCAGCTGGTATTCCAGGGGTGAATCAGATGTGGGCTACTGGTGAGCACTTATACGACGTTATTGAAGAAGGTGAAGATCTCACTGCACGTCAACTGTTGTTTGGTCCAGAGCGTAAGTAATGCTAAACTCATGTCAACAAATACCGGGGTTATATCATGACTGTTAATACTACCAACATCACATCAGGACCGTACACCGGTAATGGTTTATCAAATACTTATTCATACACATTCAGGGTCAATGATAAAACTCAACTATCAGTGTATGAAACTGATGATACCGGTGTGCAGACTTTACTGGTAGTTGATACTGATTATACAGTCAGCGGTATTGGTGTTGACGCAGGTGGTACTATTGTGCGTGCTGCTGGGAATCTTCCGACTGATTATACTTGGTACATCAGGTCAAATTATATTGCAAACCAGCTGACTGCTTTCCCATCTCAGGGTCCTTTTTTTCCTGAAGTGCATGAAAATCAGATGGATCATCTAACATTCTTGATTCAACAAATCCTTGATTCTAAAGACAGATCATTCCGATTAGATGATTCAATTGATATCGATGGTGTTTTCACCATTGCACAAGATGCTGCAACACGTGCTGATTTAGCGTTGGGTTTTGATAACGCTGGTAACCTTGTAGTTAAAACATTTTTTGACCCATCATTAATCGATCAGAATGACCTTGATAAACGTCATAATGTAACATTTGCAACAGTCGCGGCTATGATCAGTGCATCTCCAATAGATGTAGCTGGGAACCCTGTAACAATTAATGCAGATATGACTGTTGAAACTCAAGGTTATAACACAGCTGGTGATACTGGTGCTGCTAAATATTTGATTAAAGGGTCACAATCGGTTGATGAACATGGTGACCATACATTAGATAATGGAAATGTAGCCATACTGCAATATTCAGGTAAGGCGAATGTAAACCAGTTCGGTGTTTTTGCTGATGGTGTTACTAACTGGGAAGCATCCTATGTCAGTAAGATGACTGTTCTATATGACCTATCTCAAACAGTCGGTGTCTACTGGCCTACTGGTCTTTACAACACAGCACTTAATTTCACCAATAAATATCAGAATATAAAAATGGAATTCGCTGACGGTGCTGAGTTCGGTGGATTATTTCATCTTGTTAGTTCTGGAACTCCTGTTTTTTCTGAACCATTATCTAATGTTGCGATTGGTGTTAACCCAACAATAACAACTGCATCAGCTCACGGTATGGGATCAGAAAGGTATTGTAGTTTTGAAGGAACTGGAACAAGTTTAGATGGAACAAGTGCGTTAGTTACTCCAACAGGGGCTAGTACAGCAACCGTAACAGCAACAGTGACTGGAACATACACCGGTCCAGGATCGCTTTCTGATATTGCAATTCAAAACGTGATATTGAAAGGTGATTTCACGACTTATGACAGGTTTGGCACTATAAATGTTGACGGGTTGATTGCTGATAGGGTTATTTGTAAATCAGACACAAGCAAAAATACACTTGGTGATGAAGGTGGTGGTGTTCATATTTTTACACTGTGTAAAAATTTCAATATCAATGAGGTGATTGTAGAAGACACTAAAAATCAAGCAGCAAGCGCAAACATGCACGCTGCATTTGCTTGTGATGGTGTTGGTTTAGAAAGTTTAACTTTCGGTAAAGTGTGGGTTAAAGATACTAAAGTTAATGGTGCCATCATACAAGGTGAGGGTTACCACATCGGTCAATTGGTTGTTGATAGATATGGTAACGGTGTCATGAGTAGTGTCATACCGTATGTAGGTGATCAAGATTTATTTTCACAAACAAGTGCTACCCTGGCTCATGGTTTATGGATATCACGTGCAACAGGTCGTATAGATCACGTGGTTATTGATCAAAAAGATGGTTTCAGTGGTCGAGCATTTGCACAAAAAGATGTTGTTTTTGATCGTGACTTCCTGTTGTGGGATAGCCCTCAGACTACATCATTTGTAGATGTTAAAACTGGTTTCAGTGTTGGACATATTGAATGCAAAAACCCACATTATGTCGCTGTTGATTTTGGTTCATACAAAGGGTGGTGTACACCGACTGTTGAAAAAATAACACTGGGGATTATAGATGACGATAATGACGCAGTGTTAAATGACCCCAAAAGATTAGAGCGTGGGCTTGTTAACATCGGATACACTCGCGCAAAAGTAGGTCAGATCAGAGCGCAAAATATAAAAGAAGCTGCATTACTTTTTAATCATGTGAATTATACTTTCTCTATTACGGCTGCAATGGGTAGAGAACCTAGCGTAAACGTCGATGTGATTGACGTTGAAGATCACGCTGCTAATGCAGTTATGCTGCATTGCCAACATAATCTCGGTAGTATAAATTTTGATGATGTGACGATAAAAGGGACTTACTATTTAGAGCCATCAATTGAAATCGGAACGAGAGCCAAGGGTAGTAATATAGGAAGAATAAACGGTAGATTAGAAAGTGGACAGGTTAATAAATCATTGCTTGAATATAAAGCTACCTCTTCAACCATCGGTGCTATTGAGGCTTACAATTTTGTCGCAAACAAAACAACTAATGATGCTGTTTTACACTTTAATTCGTGCAAGTATTCAACAGTTGGAAATATAAGTGTTGATGCCAGTTCATTAGCAGGGTCATCAGGTGGTATTAAATACACCGGTACTTATAATTTTAAAACTGATGTTGCATTAGTTAATAATATGAATCACGGTGTTATTGATGGTGCTGGTAATGCTCGTGTTATCTGTGTTGGTTGTGTAGCACTGACAAACACCACAGATTCAGATTTACCTGTTGGTAACTTAGTTGTGGATCAAGGTAACTTCCAGTGGACTGTTTAAATATTCTTATCAATAACACGAGATATCACAATGTCTGATGATACAAAACTTGACGATTTGAAAAGTCTCGAAACACTTTGTCGCTTGAATGAACAGGCTAATAAGTTTATAAAAGAGATATTGGACGAACGACTCAAAAGGGATGATGCTTTCAGAGAGCACACAGAAAAACTATTCAATAAGTTGTTCTCTAAAATTGAAGAAGTGAAGAAGGATATGGGGAACTTCCGAAATGAGATTGATGAACGTGTTGAAAGATGTAACAAGAAAATGCAGGATAAGCTTGATAAGCATTATGTTACAAAACCAGAACTTGATATAATGACACGAAGGATTTTAGCACGCATCACCATAATGGGTTCAGTCATCACAGTGGCTATATTAGTAGCTAAATTTCTATTTCCAGAGGTGAATAAATAATGCCAGAACAAACATGGGATCACTTCCCACAACATGAACTCGACTGCCCTTGCGGGTGTGATGGTCGAATGTCGAATGAATTTATGGATGACGTTGTTGTACCTATGCGAAAAGCATTAGGGTTTGTTTTCGTGATTCCCAACGGTGGTGCTTATCGCTGTGCTGATTATGATGGTAAAGACAACGGTGCTCACCAAGGTCATGCATTAGATGTTGTTGCGAACTCACGACAGAAGTTTCTGATACTTGACTGGATCTTCAAACGTAATCACCGTATTGATAACGGCACTTTACGTGGTCGCAAGATCACACGTATTGGTATCAACCGGGGTTCGATTCACTTTGATGACATGATTGAAAGTGAAGGTAAAGACTGTGCAGTTATCTGGGATTATTACAAATGAGTATTCTATCAGTCATAGGTAATTTATTTACAGGTGGCGCGATGAGTTCGATTGAACGTATTGCACTCGAAGCCATCGACACGGATACAGAATCCGCTGAAGCAAAGGCATTAATGATTAAGACATTGGACCCGAATGGAAAGATGCGACGTGACCTGTCTAAGTTTGCAAGCAATGCTTATGCGTTTTACCTTGTCTCCACCACTATATTAATATTCATGCATTCGTTCGGGGTAGGTGACGTTGATCAATCCAAAGCAGCGATGACAGCAATAACCGAATTATTCTTACCCATCACAGCATCTTGGGCAAGTATCGTGGCAGCGTCTTTCGGTGTCAATGGAGTGAACGCTCATAAAGGTAGTTAACATACATGTTAATCGCGCTAAAAGAAATTAACTTCTAAATCATTCGTAGTGATACCATCACGGTATCGCTGCAACGCACGCTTCAACCCTTCCTGGTCATCAGTTTTTCTTTCTATAGCATCAGCAACAGCCAGATCAATTGTATCATTGCATAAGATCCTGATGATCGATACAGGGTGAGTCTGACCCTGACGGTCTATACGCCCACACATCTGATCATATAGTTCCAGTGACCAGTTGATACCAAACCACACAACAATGTGACCTGAGTCCTGCAAGCCATCCACACCATGCCCCATTGAAGCAGGGTGACCCACTAACAATTTAATCTCGCCTTTATTCCACCGGTCAATCACTTTCTCGGTGTCAGTTGATTTTGTTTTGGTCAGGTTCACCGGGTTATATTTCTTGAACTTCTTCATGATACGATCAGCATCAGCTGTGAATGAATAACTGCACAGCACTGGTGAACCACCGGCTTCTTCCAGCACTTCTTCAAGTGCATTTAATTTTGCATCATGCACCGCTTCAAACTCTGATGACTCGCTGCTGAAATACGGTGACCCATTGCAGAACTGTAAACATTTATTTGACACTGATGATTTACTGAACACTTCAACTTCACTACCACTATCAAGTTGAGTGAATAAATTTTTCTCAATTTCTTTGTAAGACTTACGTGCTGATGCTGGTAGGTCAACCATCATGTTTGTTGTTATTGCATCAGGAAGATCCAGGTAGTCACGTGCGTCCATCTTCACAGTGATGTCACTGATCTTGTGCTCAATCCATTCTTTACCTAATACTGTCGGTGTGTACTTCCAACCACTGTAATCACTCATGAAGTAACTGTCTTTATAATGCGTAACGAATTCACCCAGTCGTTCACCACCGTCAACAGCTAAGTACTGACCGTGAAGGTCCAGGTATCCATTTGATGCAGGTGTGCCGGTCAGACCAGTACGGTATTTGAAATGTTTAATAATCTTACGCCAACCAGTGACATTAATTTTATAGGTTTCACCACGTCCATCTTTACGATCTCGGTTACCACCTTTCATGCGTAATGTGGTTGAGTTCTTCAGCTTCGACACTTCATCATAGACGACCATTTGAAACGGTAACGGTTTACCCTGGCTGATGTAGTAGTGGTCCAGTTGTTCTGCCAACCAATTCATATTTTCATAGTTGATGAGATAGATATCAGCATCAGCAAACAGTGCACGTGAACGCTTCTCTTTGACACCGTGTATGACGCTGAACCTGAGATGATTAGTATGACTCCACTTACGTGATTCACGCGCCCACACAGCCTGTATGACTCGCAGTGGTCCAAAGATCAATGTCTTCTGAACCTGACCTGCACGCATACGATCAATGATCGTGGTGAGGGTAACAGGTGTCTTACCTAAACCCATACCCAGCCACAGCATTGAGTCGTCGTGCTGCAGCTGGTGCATGACACATTGACGCTGGTACTCGTGAAGTTGTTGCGGGGTGAGAAGGTCAGTCATAGGAAAGATACTTCAGGTTGTAGTGATTTAAAAATATGAGTAATAACATCAACAGTCCAACCGTTACCTAGCATCTTGTATCGCTGAGTATTACTGACGTGATCAGTGTAATTGTCTGGGATAGTTTGAAGACGTTCGCATTCAATCGGTGTGAGTTTACGATAACCTTTTGCATCTGATATGTAATTGTCTTTTTGTACAGTGGTGAGTGTTCCTGTTTTATCATCATCACGTAATTCAAGACGTTGGGTAGTTTTAATATCAGGATTGTAATCATCACGTTTACCAGTTGATGGGTTAATTTTTCGCCCTATCATTGATCCACATTTCATAAGTGTAGGTGAACCTTCAGAATCACATGCTATATAATCACCCTGCCTGCCATTTTTAACATACTCCATTGATGATAAATTAACAGATTTAGGTTTATCAAAATCGACTAAACATTTTCTACCTGATTGTCGTTGAATAAACTTGTCTGACATTAGGGTATATTCCATCGGTTTATTTTCTAATATATCAATTAACATCACCCCCCCGTCTTCAGGTTGATCGAACTTCCAATTAGCCCAGTAATAACGCTGGCGGTTTTGTGCTGATACCAAGGCTGAGTTGATGAATACAGGTTTACAGTTAAGGTACTCGGATATCACATCTAAATATTCCTGTTTCATTTTTACATTCTCAAGCAGGAACTTTACATCAGGGTTGACAGTACGAATATGATTAAGAATATCAACATACACAAAAAATAATGCAGATCGTGGGTCATTGAAAGCCAGTTGTTTACCTGCGAAACTAAAACCCTGACATGGTGAACCACCGATTAACAAATCAATTGATGACCAGTCAATATCCCACTCGCGCCATTTGGTGACATCACCCAGTTGAATAGTGTTAGGCCAGTTTGCTTGAGTCACTTTAATAGCGTACTTATCTAATTCGCTGGCGTAGTAATTATCAACTTTAATACCAGCGCGAGATAATGCGATACGACCACAACTCATGCCATCGAACAAACTTAATACATTCATCTAAACACAACTTGAATCTGTGGTTGTTCATGACGGTTAACTTCCACCCAGTGAATGAATTTATCAACACCTTCGTTACCATATACAACAGCAACTCTTGCACCACATTTAATCAGTCTCATTGCTTCACGTTTCTGGTGGGGTTCGTGTATACCGTCAATAGTTTTGACTTCAACATACCATTCAGGGTTCAAGAAACAGATCTGATCCATCACCCCATCACGACCAGGTGATACCCATTTACGAGTGATACCACCTAATGATTTTATCTGGTCATCAAGATACTTTTCCACTTTGTTTTCGCGTACACCCATCAGTTACGAACCACCACCTTCAGTACATAAAGGGCAAAGTGACGGTGTGGTGTTACCTTCTTCATCTTTAGAGTTATCAGGGTGAGTACAGTGAGTCAGGATCATATCTATCTGGTGATTACCGCTATAACTGAAGTGATCACAATAATCATTTATAGCAGGACATGGTTCACGTTCTTCAACCGGTGTCATCCCAGACTGATGTGAACTGATCTCATCGGACATGAAGACAATGCACGCATTCACTACATCAATGACGATCTCCATATCAGTAGCAGTGTCATCTTCTTCAAGCACTTTCTCAGCATTACGCTTCATGATCATCATGTTACCCATTGCTGCAATCGGGTTACCGACGTACATCTTTGATACAGACATCTCTTCATCGATGCTCATATCAGAATGCATGGTGGTGACACTGAACATCTCACCTTCATTGATTGACTT